TTGTTAGTCACTGCACCTGCTTCTTTTTTAACCGCTACTTGGCTTTGTTGTCCGTCTTTTACTATCATAGTATTTCCTATTATTTGTTAGTTATTTTCGTTTTATTTGCGATGTACACACCGAACAAATCAAAAGGTAGTTCTTTACCACCTTCAACTTGCTCTTTAACAAAAGCCTTTAAAGTCATAGGTTCAACTTTTTCTTTTTTATTATAGTTGAATCCATGCTCCTCACAGACTTTTATCAATTCAGAGACTTGGTTGTCTTGTCCTCTATTGAATGATGCAGTAACGGTGTTCTTGATAATATCTTCGAACCCCTTACCTCTCAACCAACTGAAGGCTTCATCAACACGTGACTCAGGAATTTTTGCTGCATAGAATGGTTTAACCTCTACGGTAGAACCATCACTTAATTTCAACAAAGATACACCTGCTTCCTGCATCATCTCTGGAATTATTCTCTCTTCTAAGTCTCTAGCTTTATGTTTTAAAAGAGATAATTTTTCTTCTTGATCTTCGATTTGTTTGTTTAAATCTTTTAAATGATTACACTTATCGGTAATTGATTTAACACTGTCTTGACTGATGTCTATATTAGACATCTTTTCTATATCTAAATTTTCCATATTTTCCTCCTGTTGGAGTACATAAATTATTCATTTGATCTTTGCAAGAAAAAAATATAAAAAGTTTTTAGGATGTGGAAATACCCTTATAAGACTAAACCGTACGAGCATCAACGGAATGCTTTAAACGAATCAGCTGAAAAAAATAACTGGGCTTATTTTATGGAAATGGGTACCGGTAAAACTAAAGTAACTATAGATAATATTGCTTTTTTATATCTACAAAGAAAAATTACATCTGTTTTAATTATTGCACCTAAATCTGTTTACACTAATTGGGAAAGTGAAATACAAACCCATATGCCTGACATAATAAAATACAATATATTTAAATGGAACTTAGATAAACCAAAAGACTTTTTTAAAATGAACGAATCAAAAGATCTAAAAATCTTTTTAATTAACGTAGAAGCTTTATCAACCAAAAGAGGTTTTGAAGCTTGTGCAGACTATCTTAAAAAAAATAAATTAAATTTTGTAACTCTAGATGAATCAACCACCATAAAAAATAGAGCAGCGAAAAGAACAAAAAACATTTTAGAATTGCAAAAATTATCGCTGGTAAAGCGAATATTAACAGGATCCCCAATAACAAAATCTCCATTAGATCTATTTACACAATGTGCGTTCTTAAGTCCAGAATTATTAGGTTTCAGTAGTTATTTAGCTTTTAGAAATAGATATGCTGAAATGACGGATATTCCAGTAGGTTCGGGTAGGTTTATTTCAGTACCTAAATACTACAAAAAATTAGAAGAGTTAGAAGAAAAAATGAAAACTTTTGCTACTAGAATACGTAAAGATCAATGTTTAGATCTTAAACCAAAAGTAAGATTAAAAAGATACATAGAACTTGAGGGAGAAGGTAAAAAAATATATGAAAGATTAAAACATCATGCCTTAGCTATTGTCGAGGACAGTACAATATCTTTCTCTAATAAATTAACAGAGATTATCAAACTACACCAGGTGTGTAATGGTTTTACAAAAAATGATGATGGTGTTGTAATACAATTACACAAATCAAAATTAAATGCTTTAGATGAAATCTTAGAAGAAACTGATGGTAAAGTTATTATATGGGCTAATTATTTGTATAACATTCATGAAATAAAAGATTTTCTTATAGATAAATATGGTCCAGAATCTACTGTAAGTATTTTTGGAGAAGTTAGTGTAGAAGATAGAAAGAAAGCTGTAGAGAGAATACAAACAGATCCCAAGACAAGATTTTTAGTAGGTAATCCAACAACAGGGGGTTTTGGTTTAACTCTCACTGCTTGTAATACAGTTGTGTACTATTCTAATAGTTATAACTTAGAAGTCCGAATGCAATCAGAAGACCGTGCTCATAGAATGGGCCAAAAAGGTACTGTTGTTTATATTGATATTGTAGCAAAAGGTACATTAGATGAAGCTATCATGAAGTCTCTAACTAGCAAAGGAAAACTTGCTGCTAAAACTTTAGGTGAGGAAGAACTTAAGAGTTGGTTATTGTAAGTTTATTAAACTGTTCTACTCTTTCTAGAAATTTATCTCCGTATTCTTTTAAATCAGCTTCATTCATTTTAAATTCTTGATATTGAAGATCTCTTGTGCAGATGGATATTACACCTTGTTCTATAGGTCCATAATTTTTAGTGTGTGCTAGATAATAGGCTCCAAGTTGATACTTATAATCATCTACCCATTCTTCTTTTTTTGGTTTGTTTGATTGTTTCCAGTCTACAATACTGGGCTTTCCATAAGCTACACACGATAAGTCTGCAGTACCTGCAAATTTATTTTCATACTCTAAACTTATTTCATTACCCCATACCTCATCTATTTTAATATTATCTAAAATTGTTTTGGCCATCATTCTAGGTTTATTACCTTCTTCAGTGGCATTGTAATAACCTTGTCCTGTTAAGTGATATTCAAGAACTTGGTGCATCTCTGTTCCAATAGTTGAAGCTTGTCTCATTATTCTATCAGCCTCTGCATCACCCACTTTTCTTCGCCAATTATCTAAAAAACGTTTGTCTTTGGTTGCGCTAAGTATAGTTGTTACACTTGGAACTTTAATATTATCTACTAAATATTTACGTCCTGTTGTATCTGAAAACCTATTATAATGTTTGTAAGGGTATTTTTTGATTAACTTCATGTAAGATTACTTACATCATATTTGCTATTAAAGCCAGAATAATCGCACCACCCGCAGCTAATATCATTTTCTCTAACCTTAATATTCTATCTTTTATTTCTTTTATTTGATCAAAAGTTTGTTTCTGCATTAATCTACAAATTTTTTCGTGATTATCTATTCTATCTAATGCTGATTTTCTAGCCACGTTGTGTACCTTTCTGAGCTATTGCTGTACCTAAAGGATCATTTGGAAACAAGGCTGCAAATCTATTTGCATTTACTTGTCCGGTAGCCGGTGTCGCTTGTGCTTGTTGATTTAACATTGGTTGTGCTTGAACAGGTTCATCATCATCACCTACGTCAAGTTTTTTAATTTGTGATTCTGGTAAAAAAGTATTGTTAAATTCTTTACTTCCGGCTATTCCACCTTGAATAAAGTTTTCTTCTTCAGCAGCTTCTTCTTGATTAGGTGCTCCCATAATTTCTTCGTCATACATTTTAGCAATAGTTTGACCTGGGACGTTGTCAGCGTTTTCTCCAAAATTAGGTTGAATCATTTCAACTTGTTTTGAATTTAAATATTCTGTAATTTTCTCTAAGTCTACATTTTTTGGATCTACCGGTACGTAATCATCATCATCTCCAAAAGCTTTATTCATAAACCTTGCAAATGCTTCTCTCTTCTTAGTTAATCCAGCAAGATAAAGTTTAGGATTTACTAAACCTGCTTGGTTTGTTCCAAGAGCCTTACCACCTTGAAGAATAGCTTCAACTTCTTTAGGAGTTAACACATCATTCACTTGTCTTAAAAGATATGGATCTGCTAAAATTTTTCCTGCTCTAAGTGCAGTTGCAAATAAAATAAATGGAGCAAAAATACTTCCTGCGGCAGAGCCACCAAAACCTAAAGCAACACCTGCTAGTGAACTTGCACCACCAAGAGTTAATCTTCTTTGTATGAATGAAGATGAATTAGTAATTGGAACATCTGTAAGTCTTTTAGTGTATTCAACAAAATCTTCTAGATGGGATAATGCTTTAGCTCCTTGTTGTCCTCCACCATACATCTCCTCTATAAATTTATAAACATCTGCTCCTGGTTCATTTAAACCTAAAAGATCTCTAAATCGTGTACCATCAAAATCTCTATAATCATCTGGACCAAATTTAATATTTGTAATGTCTTCCAAACCATCAGCGCTTACTCTACTTGTTACCTCACCACCTTGACTTCTAAGTGCGTTTTGAACCCCTACTTCACCCATTTCATCATACATATCATTTACACGATTAGTAAATCTTGGATCAGCTTCAATTGTTCTAAAAGCACCATTTTCAAAAGGGGCACTGAATGGAACTCTTGCTCTACCAAAAATACCTGCATTGATTGGTTTAGATCTAAAAGAACTCATGTAAGCGTTGTGCATAAATCTTGCGACAGATGCTTTATATAATTTTTCACCTGCTTCTGAAAAGCCATCAAAACCTCTTTCAGCTCCAATCATTTTTCTAAATTCTTGTAATGCTGCAGGACTTCTTGATTTAAACACTGCTTTTTGTACTTGTTTAAATAGTTGATCTTTCGGTAGCACTGCTGCACCTGGAATATTAAATAAAGTTTTTTGAGTGAATAAACTTTTATCAAATTTAGCTAAAGCTCCTATAGCAGTTGTACCTTCTTTTCCTGTGTAAAATTTCATTATTCTTGAAAATACTTCATTAGCATTTTTTAACGAACTGTGCATTTTAGAGCCAGCGTTTATTACAGACTCAAGTGTTTGTTTACCTGTTTCTGTTTTAGCTATTTTTGCAGCAGCCCTAGCAGTCAATTCTTCAGTAATATCTATACCGTCTTGTGCTATTTTTTGTTGCATTGCTGCCAAACTTGCTTCTGTCACTTCTTGCCCCTCTTCAATTAACCTAGCTTTTGCAAGATCAGGGCCAAGTATTCTTCCTACATCTCCTCCACCAAGCTCTATCATTTTTTGTTGAATATCTTTATTACTTAATAGTGAAGGAACATTTAGTTCTCTTAAAAAACCATGAGCATCTTTTTCTAATGCTTCTCTTATAGAAGCAACTGATTTTGATACCGTCTGGTAAGAAGTTTGCTCTAAGGCTCTATTAAGCATTACAGCCATACCTTTATATTGTTCAAATGTGATAGGTCCTGATCTAGCTACACCATTTGCAAAACTCATGAATTGAACTAATGGATCATCGAATCCTGCTAAATCTTCTATACTTTTAAAATTAAATTTAGTTCCTGGCGCTGCACTAAAAGCTTTTTGCAGATCTGGAAATGCTGCTGAGTTTTGAGCTAAAAATCTTTGCGTGGCTTCAAGAGTTTTATTTAATTTTAGGATTGCAGGGTTACCTGCTACTGTGCTTAAACCAAAAAAATCATCGTAAGCAGCATCAATTGTTCCAACATTTTTTTTAAATGTCTCTACTGCTCTGTTGTATAATTTTTGTGATAAAAAAGAATGAGAATAAATTGGTGCAATAGTTGAAATGTTTTTATCTAAATAACCTTTTGAAAATGTTTTTTCTGCAGATAACATTCTTCTATCCATTATTTTTGATATGTAAGGGAATACCCCAATAGTTTTAAAGTAACTTTGTCCTAATCCAGATAATGGTCCATCTCTCATTGCTGCAAGTAAGGGAATCTCATATCCGTTGTCCCGTGCAAACTCTGCAATTTGTTTTTGATATTTACCTGTAGTTCCAAAAGCTTTATTAAGCATTCCTCCACTAGCCATAAGTAATGGAGTTAAAGCTGCTGCACCGTAGTTAAATAAAGCAGCATTCTTTGCTTCTACAAAAGCTCTATCTAATATATTTAATTTATCAATTTCTTGTGTAGGCATATTTCCTAAATCTTCTAATAATCCATTCATCATTGATGGACCAACCGCTCTGTTCATTAAATCATAAGTAACCGAACCAGCACCAGCACCAATAGTACCTGCTGTAGCTATACCAAGTTCCGTTCTTCCTAAAGGACTTTTTACTGCTCTTGCAGGTAAGTCCAATGTTTTACCAGCTAATCTTAAAGCACCACCTAAAAATCTATATCTTGCAGGAAGTTTATTGGCCATATTAAAAAAGAAACCATCTTTGGTTTTTGTTTGTCTTAAACCTTTTCTATCTGATTTTTTATAAGCATCTGCTACTTTGTCTTGCATGTAGTTGGCCATCATGAAAGATGCACCTAGATCACCCGCTAATACAGCTGAACTTCTTCCAGATAAAATAAAATCTCCACCAGGAATAGATGAATCATCTCGACCAAAAGCAGCAGCTATTGGATCTTTTGCTGTAGTTTCAACTGTAGCAATGTCTTCTCTAGCTTTGTTTCTTTCGTTTATTATTGTTTCAAGAGGTTTTGATTTAACAAAATTATTTTTAATTAAATAATCAACAGCTTTAAGTTTTCTTCTATCTAATGTTTCTGGTGCAAAAGTATTTTCATTTATACTTTTTTGCAGTTGTTCTGCGAACTGTTTTTGTTGTTCGTTTAACTCAGCCATTATTTTATACCCATTAATTCATCGAAAGCAGCTTGAGCTGAATCTATATTAAATTCTTTTTGTGTAGTGAATTGTGGAGCGTAAGACCCTAATCCCATTTGGTTAAGAAGTGTTGTTGTATCTTGTGGTGTATATCCAGATATACCTAATTTAGCAATTCTAATTTTATTTTTCTCTCTTACTGCTTGTAATAAGTTTTTGTATTGACTTATAATTTTTTCATCGGTCATTCCTGCGGTCATTGTTTGTGTAAGTTGTTCAATTAATTCTAGGTCTCTGTTAGTTAATCTGTCCTTATCTTTTAATGAGTTAGCAAGTGAGTATGTTAACATTCTTGCATTAACTCTTAATTTAGCTAAAACAGAAGAGGCTTCAGGATTGCTTTTTAAGAATTCTGTTATTCCTTCTTCTAGATCTGCAACGGCATTAGTTGTTCTTTTTTGTAATTTTTTGTATTCTTTATCACTCAAGTCGCCTTGCGATATTTCAAAATTAGGGTTTGCACCAAAGAAGCCATCTCTTAATTCACCTGGTATATTCTTAGCAAGATCAATTAAGTTTACAAATATACCTGAAGCACCGATGGCAGTTTTACCTTTGTTTGATTCCATTAATTGAATCGAATCACTTAAAAGTTTATCTGATAAGTATCCATCTGCTATTAATTTTACATTGTCAAATAATAGTGCGTCTGATTTTTCTTCAAAGAATTGACCTTGTTGTTCGTTAACCGGTATTAGTTGACCGTTTTGACTAATAAATACATCTCCTGTTTCTTTATCCCTTCTTGCTTCAGCAAAAGTTCCATCAGGCATAGCAAAAGAACCTGGAGTTAAGTTCATTTTAATTGCATCATTTCTAGATTTATACAAAGCAGCATTGTATGTTAAAACTTGTGAAGCCCAGTCTCTATATGCTTCATCATTCTTCATTTTAACCAATACTTTAGCATCGATCGCAGGGCCTAATGCGTTACCTAAAATTTCACCAACACCTGCTAAACCACTTTTCATTGTGGTACCTGATAATAATCCGGCAGCAAGTTTTAATAACATTATTTTATTAGGATCTGTTTGGCTTATTCTAGGATCTTTAAAGAATTGAGCAATATCAACATTAGCAGCAAATTTTTTAGCCTCATTTATTTGAGGATCTGTTGTATCTGCACCATCCGTAGCCCCTACAGTTGTAGATCCACCAACAGTAGATCCATCAACCTTATCTTTAATATCTTCTTCTGCATTAACTTTTTTAACTGCGTCTGGATGATTTGGATCTCCAGCATTGTTTGGTATTTTTCCATATATGTCATCACTTGATGCTGCTGATTGTATTTCTTCCGTACTTAAATCACCGTTTACAAGCGCTGCAGCTATGTTTGAAGCTTTATATTCATCAACTCCTGTGTCCATTTGTATTTTAGTAGTCAAAGTATTTGCTGTCAGGTAAGCTTCTTCATCCGCTTTTTTAGCTTGTGAAAATGCTAAATCTTCATCTTCTGGCATCATTATTTGATCGTTTGAAACACTACCTTGTGAAGCCGAATCTTGTTCCTTGTATTTTTTAACCAATTGATCAACGTCTTGGTAAACATTCATACCTTTTGGTAAAATTTGTTCTCCTGTATCTGGATCTTTATAACCCTCTTTCACAAAAGTAAAATAACCTCTCATTTCATCAGCTATTTCTCTTTCTGTTTTAGCACCTGTGTTTTTAGCAGCGACACCTCTATCATTAGATAAAGGTTTAGCAAGTTTCATTGCTGCGCTTGGGCTTTGTTGTAAATATTTATTTGCGTATTTTGCAATATCTGAATAACTAAATTCACTCAATGGTCTTCCGCCAGACCCTGCCATATCTCTATTGAAAATATTCATAGCTTTTTCTTCGCTAATATTATTAGCTTTGGCATATTCTTTAACTAATTTTTCTTGTTGAGTTTTATCATAAACTCCTCTGCCGCCAGCCGCTAAAGCTGCAAGACCAATCATAGGTAAACTTCTTGCTGCAGCAAACCTAGTAGGTGCAGTTAAAAATCTTGAAGCTGTTTGCATACCTTTTTTTTTAGATAATCCTAATCCAGCACCAACAATTTCAGCTCCGAATAAACCCTGAAGGGCAGTTGTGGGGACTCCTGCAGCTTCTAAACCACTATAAAGAGCTGTCATACCTGCTAATCCCTTAGGAATTTTTGCAAGGTTATATCTACCTTTGTCTGTTAAATATCCCCCTGTAGTTTTATCGTACTTAATATTTTTTCCAGGAAACTTTGAATAAGAACTTCCCTTTTCAGGAAAATAAACAGGAGAGTAAGGAACCTGTTCTCCAGGTCCTTGTTGTAGTAGAGGTCCTTGAAGAAAACGTCCAACTTTAGCTTTAATAGGTTTCAAAACACCTTTACGAAGTGCTTCTCTTCTAAACATAGGTCTATTTAAAACTCTGTTTAAAGACATTTTAAGCCTTTTGTTGTTGTGGATTAAATGCTGAAAAAGCTGCAATACCTGTACCAATAGATTGAGCTAGCGGACTAGTAGAGGGTCCTGTTCCCATTGTTACTTGAGATCTACTTGTTGGACCTGCTGCATAAATATTTTTTAAGAACTCAGCTCTTTGGTAAGGCTCGTATTGTTGTTGTAAAGTAGATTGTCTTTGAGCATCAAGTGCTGACTGTGCTAGTTGTCTTTGCACTCCACCTGCAGCAAATAATTGATTAATATCCCCTTGAGCCATTTGTTGTTGGCCTAAACCCATTTGACCTAGTTGTTGCCCAGCAGCTAAACCTGTTCTTTGTTGGTTTTGCGCTGCGGATAAGGCAGTGTTGAATCCTTGTTGTTGTGCTGTACCCATAGCAGTCAAGGCTCTTCCTTGAAGTTCTGCCTGTTGAACCCCTTCTCTGCCTCCACCAAAGGCACCTGCCCTGATAGCTTGAGTACCAAGTTGATTTTGCATTATCTGTGCTTGTCTTCCAATTTCATCAGTTACATAACTTTGATATGGGTTTAAATATTGGTTAATTTGTTGAGCACCTATAGGAGCGGCTGAAGCATTAATTTGATTAATACCTTGCTGAACAGTTCCGGCACCAACGCCAGTAGTCCCTGCTAAATTCATTCCTTGTTGTTCTAAAGCACCTAGTCCAGCTACTTGATAGTTTGGTAAATTAACGGGTTGTTGTGCGACTTGTCTCGCAATGTCCATCAACTCTATTTTACGTTCTTCTATACCCGGTGCTTCTCTGACAAACTGTGTTTGAGAACTTGGTGTTGCTGGTTGTGATGATCCTCCTCCTCCGAAAAAACTCATATTTTTATCCTATCCATTTTTCTAGTTGAACATGTTTTTTTTTCCATCCCCATTTTTTGGAAACTTTTTCCCAACCGGGTCTAGCCATTATACTCATTCTTTTACATTTATTAACCGTTGCAAAATCTGTAACAAATTTAATTAAATTATCTTCCCATAATTCCCTTCTTTTTCCTGTACAAATTACTATTTCGTATTGGTTATAATTAGGCATAATACCAATTCTACCAACACAAATTCCAAAAACTTTGTTTTCTTCAAACTCATCTGATCCAAACATAATCCAACATTGCATCATGTCTTTTTTTAATTGCTCAAGAACCCAAGCAGAATCTGCATACTTACCCGAAAATGCTAAAGCTTCTGCTACCATAAATTCAGCTAAAGGCCAAAATCTCTCAACATCCTTAGGCTCCAAAGGTAAGATACTTACTAAAGGTTTAATTTGCTTTTTCTTTACTGATGCCATTTTTACTATCCTTTAATAAATCAAATACACGTTTGTATCTTTTTTGTTGTTCATAGAAATATTGGGCACCTTTTTCTCTCATATCTTTCATACTATTTGGATTTGCTCCAGCTATGATTCCAGCACCTAATACTCCATCTGCTCTTGTTACAAACTCTCCATCTGCTAATTGAGCTAACATTGTATCCTCGTCCTTATCTCCTACGCCTGCTCCGTCTTCTACATAACCTGATGCTCTAACATAATTGTTTGCATCGTTTTCATCATGTGTAACTTTTGATGGAAGATAGTTTACACCACCTTCATTAAATTTTTGAATACTTGATAGTCCTCCGGTATTAAATCTTTGAACATTTACTGAGTAAGGACCCATTCTTCGATCACCTCGTCCTGCTTCTTCAGGAGAATAAATTTTTTCATATGCTTTTTCTTGACCTGTTGTTGGATCGATGTAAGTGTATCCAGGTCTCTTTTCTTTCATGTCTAAATAATTCATATTGTATCCAGGCATATAAACATCTGTTGGTTGGTTATCAAACGCACCACCTAAGTAACTTGTTGCAGCAATTGCAGCGGAAGTTTTAAATGGATCAAACTTACCTGTTTCTTTATTTCTTAAAATATCTAAAAGATTTCCACGACTAGTTCGTTGTTCAATATAATCAGGATTCGGAACCATATTTCCTTCTCTGTCTGCACCTAAGAATTTAGACATAGTACTAGGGTCTTGAGCACCACTCATGAACGGCAGACCACTTACTCCAGGAAGGTTACTAAAGGTAGGTACAAAATTAGCTGAAGCTGCGTTTCCAAACCCAGCACCCTTTGCAAAACCACCTACTTGTCCTAAATTGTAACCACTGTAAGCACCTAAGGCACCTCCAAGTATTCTTTGTAATCCAGAAGCACCTGAATCTTTGGCGCCCTTGTATCCTTTATAACCTCCGTAGGCTGCTAATGCGTAGGGTAAAAATTGTAACATTAATATAAATTCTCCTAATTAAGATCTTAAGTATGCAATGATACCATTTTACTAAAGAGTTTTCAACTCGTCCATAAACTTACCTTCATACTGATGCTCACCAATATGAATGATTGTAGAGTCTACATAAGCGTGGCATTTACCCCCTACATCCTTCCAAAGTTTACAAAAAGAGAAGTCTTCTCCCATATAAGTTTTAGTCACAGGATCGTGAATAGTATCAAAGAAATTCCACATGTTAGGCCTATCTAAGTACTCCCCATTAATAACAGTTTTTTGTACGATACCTTTATCTGGATATTCTTTAATCATTTTATCAAATACACTTCTTTTAATCATCATACACCCTGTTGGACTATGCGTAACTTCCATCACACCATTATCTAGTTTTATGTCTTTAGAATTTTCTACTTTCATGGGGTAAGTATTAAAAGCACTTTTTAAATCATTGGGTGTTTTAATTTTACCTTGTTTAATTTTTTCTATAGCCTTATCCCACATAATTGTTTTTAAAGGATAGGGTATGGATAATACATCTTTATCTTTTTGTAGCATTTTCATTATATCTCTTGAATCAAAATAAATATCAGAATCAATAAATAGTAAATGGGAAAAATTAGTCTCTAAAAAAGCAGATACACATAAGTTTCTACCTTGAGTAACTAAGGATGATTTTATTAAAGAAAAAGTAATTTGTATATTATTTTTAATACATAATTGCTGTAACTCTAATAAAGCTTGAGTATAGTGTATAGAGCACTCACTGTGTACTGGAGTTGCAACCATAATAGAATAAGGCGACTTTGGTTTCCGTTGTCCGGTGTCCTGTTTCCATAATGGAGTAATCGCTTTTTCGTAAGGTTGTGGTTTAACTTTTAATTCTTTTAACGTTTGATAAGTATCTTCATTTATTGTTTCGTTCACTTATGGCTCCTTTCAAAAAGCTTGTCCATTCCATTCCTTTTTTATCCCAACTGTAAAATCTTTTATAGAACTTTTGTTGTTCTGCTAAATGTGTCTTGTATAAAATCTTCATGTAAATATCCCGCTGCAACTTCAATAGCTGCTGCTGTATCCTTAGCCATGTTTCGTAATTATTAGAGTAGTTAACGTACACAGGCCATTCGGCACAAGTTTCATAAAGAGCTCCAAAGTTATTAGTTATTACATGAACTCCTGATGCTAAAGCCTCTAGTGCAGACGCACAAGAAGTTTCTTCGAATATACTAGGATACACAAACATGTCGTAGTTAGGCATCATCTCTCTAATGTATTCGTTAGGTTTATAACCTATGTAATTTACATTAGGAAGTTTCTCTGCCTGTTCGTATAAAGGTTTAAATTGTTCGTCATTAGCTTTTTTAAAAGCATCTCCATATACTTGTGTTGAGCTATAAACATCTAATATAATATTAGGGTTTTTTATTTCCTGCATTGCACGTAATACAACATTTAAACCCCTCCAAGGTGTGCAGTGGTGTATTAATTTTATAGGCTCACCTTTTTTATAGATTTTTCTTATGGGAAAATCTTCTATACCGTTTTTAATAACTAGACAACGATCTGAAGGTACATCAAAAAAGTATCTAAACTTTTCATAATTCCAGTGACTATTAAATACATACCAATCATATTCTTTATGTCTTGCTTTATTACCAAAGAATTCTTGAAGATTAGGTTGATCCCAAGAATTTTTTTGCCAAAGTATATTTACTTTGTTTGGGTCAATTGGAACTTTACCAGGGATTGATGTACAAATTTGAACTTGATTCAGTATGTCTTTATCTACATACTTATGGAGCATCTCCATTTGTATTTCGGTAGCACCACGAGGTTGCATTATTTTTTAGTTAACGCCCCCATAGAAACTTTAGTAACTTTAATTTCAAGGTCTTGTCTAAAGTCATCCACAGTAGTATCAGTATTGGGATCAGCAACATCGTTATCAAAATCAGTTTTACTAGCATATACTTTGCCTGTTCTTTTGTGTTTAATAATTTCTTTTGCTGTGGCCGGTATTTTTGGTAAATCAGTCATAGCTTTTTATAATACTTTTAGATTTATTTGTCTAGCCTTTTCCTTGGCCCTTGTAACGTTTTAATCTTTTTTGACGTTTCTCACTTTTCGATAATGATTTTTTATGTTTTCGAGGACCTCTTTTTTTAGGCTTATCTCTAGTTACAAAGTCTTTAAATTTTCTAGCCACTATATATCTTCTCTATTTATCTCTAATATAGAAGCTACTACAAACAATCTATTGGCATCTGCTGCTGTTACCTGTAACACTTCATTTTCTTCCATTATTAAAGGTTCAGTTAAAAACTGTAATGTTTCATTAGCAGTAAGAGTTTTTGTTTTAAATAAATTAAATTTGTCCGCTGTTGCTGGGTCTCCATTAAATAAATCTACTGTTAAAGTACTGCCACTACCACTATCATCACTAACCAATAATGATTTTATAATAGCTCTAGAGTTAGCTGGTACAGTATATAAAGTGGTAACTGTAGCAGTCGTTAAATCAAGTTTTGCGTTTTTATATATGTTAGCCATTTACAAACCAAGTATATCTTTCTAATTCTTGTTTTAGGTCTTCTTGAAAAGAACTATTTAATTGATTCTTCATTGTCTCTAATGATTGAAGAAGTTGTTGTTGATTATTTGAATCATACTCTGGAGTAGGCTCTGGAATGTAATTAGTTATTTTAGCCATGTAAAGCCATTCCTCTCTCTGCTGAATCAAAACCACGTCTACTTGGTGCACTTTGGTTTGCTCCACCAGGTCTGTCGTTTCTGCCTCTATCCGCTACTGATGAAGAACCAAACTGACCTGTATCTATTTGTTGTTGTAAATTATTTACGGATTGTTTTTGAATTGCTCTATTGTTTGCCTTCTCGGCTCTTTTACTTCTTAAAACTTCTGCAATACCCCTTACACCATCAGGTAATAATGAACCTGCTGTGTATAACGCACCTATTGGGTTTGTAAAACTACTTGCACCTATTACTGAATTTAATACATTTCCTTTAATACCTTCTAAACCTATTTTTTTAATAGCATAATTCTTTGCAGTATTCATAGCAATGTTTTTTGCCATTTTCCTAAAGTCTGGTAGTTGTGTTCCTTGAGTTTCGGTTAAGCCCATAGGAGTTAATGATTGATTTTCAAAAGAAGGTGTGTAATTTTCAAAACCCGGTTGAGCCTGAACGGCTGCGATACCATATGGATCTTGAGCTTGTGTTATATTATTAACATAATCTTTTAAAAATATGTTTTCCATTATCTTCTACCATCTGGTTGAATGTCTGCTCTAAAAGTTCCGTATCTCCAAGTTTCTCCGCTAGATAGATTAGCTATTTTTAAACTAGCAGCTCTTCCTCTAGCACGTGTATCTATTTTTTGAGTACTTGATGTTACTGAAAAAGGTCCTAAAGAAGAACTAGCCGCTGTATCTGATGGGTAGTCTTTTAATAAAATCGTAACCGTTGCAGTTCCATTTAGTCTTTGAAAATCAGGTATAAATCTTCTTACCTTTGTAAAGTATTCTCCATCACCATCTAGGTGTATCATAAAATCCCCAGTCTCAATATAAGAAGAAATTGTTGTAGTCACTCCATTAGCCAATTGATCCGTCCCTGTTTCATGTTCCCAGAATGTAGCAGAACCAGAAGTATTTGTCACTCCTTGGATAACAGGGAAAGTAGGCACTCCTGTAGAATCAAAAGAAGTAGCATAAGGTTTATCAAATAGATGAGCATCGTAATAAGATGTTCTAGCTAAAGAACTCGTATACCAAACTTTTTCTGAGTAATTATATGTAACACATCTATCTATTTCAGTAGCTGTATTTGAAGGATAGAACCAATTTATTTCATTAAATAATGAATTGTGACTAGCGTAAACTATTTTTCCAGAATCATAATTAAAACCTAAATCTCCTGGGTTAGCTGTATTAAATACAAAATCTTCTACCGAACAAGGTATTTTAACAACCGTTCCATTGTAGGCATTAAAAGAACCTGCATCATCCATCCAATAAACAACACCATCTACGAAAGCCATCGAATGTGAGCTCATTAAACCACAATTAGATCCTACCTTTCTAATACTAAAAGTAAAAGGTGCCCCAACATATTGCATGGTATAAGCAGCAGTATCGGTTAAAACTAAAATATAATCTTTTGCTCTTATCGCACCTAC